GAAGGACGGAGACTTCCTCGAAGACGGAGTTCCCCGCCACGAGAGATCTGTTTGGTCTCAGGTTGCAAACGCCAAATCAAGAAACGAAGCCTTGCAACTCATTCGCGAAGAAAAACCGAGAGATTTTGTGCTGCAGCGGCGCAATATCGACTATTTCTTGGACTCGGTGCTCCCAGTGCAAGAGAGTCCATCATACATCGGACGCAGTATTGACGAATTTATACTGCCCGATTCGTTACAGGACTGGATTTTAGAATCCTTCAGGTATGTACTAACGCTTCGCTCTGAGGCAATTAATAATGGCCCCAGCGGTCACCCCCGGCTTCGCCGACCCTAGGGTCGTGTACTTTAATCTCTCCACAGGGTACTAACATTTTTACAGTCTTCCTCGATTAGAACGTCCGAAATCTTTGCTCCTCAATGGGCCCTCAAGACTTGGCAAGACCCAGTTCGCAAGGTCCCTCGGACCCCACATTTACATCGCCAACATGTGGGATCTGGGTGGACTCGACGGACTACAACCAACCTTTTGGAACCACGGGTACATTGTCTTCGACGACATCGAGTGGTCTTCCATATCTTCAAGCGCAAAATCCTGGTTCGGTGCACAGCGGGATTTCTCTGTCAGTGATAAGTACCGTAGAAAGAGGCGTATTCCTGGCGGGATCCCTTGTATCTTTTTGTGCAATCCTGATGCTTATAGTGGAGAACTTTTTGAATTTGTACATGGGTTATGGGGACAACAAAACATAAAAATTGTTCATATTGAAAATAAACTTTATTAAATATGATTTAGACTTCAGCTTGTGTGTGATAAGTGCAAATAGCAGATTTAGCTTTAGTAGTTAAGTAAGCAGCGACATATTGCTGTTGTTCGAAAGCCATTGTTACCGCTAAGGTACCGCCTCTGTTGATAGTTTCCTCAAATGAAAACAATTCATACTTTCCTGGAAGTGCAAACATAGTAGCATCAAATGTAACAACATTACTTGCATCGATGGCTGCAGGCTTACATTTCTTGTTCAATGTTCTAATAAAATGATTATGAGTACTATGAATTTTGCTAGTGAGAATCGAACCAGGGGCCACCTTAATTTTTTGATGGTACTTCGCGTTGACAAAATCCAATTTGGTCTTAGGTTCCTTTTCATGAGCATGGAGAGTAGAACCTGTAACATAAGTAATACCAGTGTTTTTCACTTTAAAATCACTTATCTGGGTGTGCTGTGACTTAAAAATGGGAACACCTGAACTAAATCCTACTTTATAACCTTCAACAGGATTTACATTATTGACATCGGTGGAGTTCGAACCCCCGGCACTCAAAGAATTATTCTGCATTTTCAAGGTTGAGGTGCAACTAATTTTGATAAGTTCATTGTTCATATTCATATCAGCTAGGGTTCTAAAAGCTCCATTGGGGTCAACCCTAAACATAACACGTTCAAAAACATCAAAACTGACGGAGGGGCCAACTGCTGGAGTTTGTGTAACACGACCAGCGGTGAGATAGTCAGAAATAAGACCAGTAAACGTGTTGGCGACAGAATTCAAAGTATCATTGTTAGCAAGCGTGTGTTCTTCAACAAATAATGCATCGCTGTGACTATTTCTAAAAATAAACGCAATTTTGCCACCTTGGGCATTATTGTACTCCGTGGTGGGAATTTCTTGTGTGATATCGGTGGCATCGAACCCGCAACCTCGCTTTACAATTTTCCTAAGGATGGCCAACGTAATTGCTCTAACTACCAGGTTGACGGGGAATGACGCATGTCCAATATATACGATCTCGTTATCTGTGACGAATTTGTAATTTTCGTTAGATAAAACCACACCATATTCCTTCGCTTTAGATGACAAGGGACCTGCCTTTTGAGCTTTGGCCTTCTTGTACATAGCTTTCTTATTGGATCTCATTGGGGTCCCAGCGGCCTTCTTGCGATTAGCAAGGTAACGATACCCTCTATAGGCGGCGTAACCTGCTGCCCCGGCAAGGGAGGCCCCGCGGGCCATACTGGCTGCCCGAAAAAGGGGTCTCGCAACGGAGGGGGAAAAAACACGATTAGAGAATCGACTAAGGGCCCTGGTACCCATCCCATAACGACGGGGAGTATAACGGGGGCGTTGGGGACGTGCATACGGCATCTTGAGTTGTTTAGTTGAATCCGGACTTGGGCGTTGTTGGTCCTATAGGTCTTGGACTTAAGGATCTAAGTCTTTTTTTTTGGCTCGAGTCTCAATTTTAAATCCGGACTTGGGCAGGGTCCTGCACTATCTTTCCTAAAGGGGTAATAAATTAAAATTCTAACAAAAAAGAATTGTTCGGATTTAAAAATAAGACGAGAAATTACCCCCTATTTATACTTTTGGGGGTAGAGGTACCCCTAATTGTTGTAAAGAATAGGGGGTCGACCAAAAACATATGGGGGTACGCCAAGACTCAACATTGGGGGGTCTTTTGGGGGTGAGTAACGTTTCGTTCCTGGACTATATATACCGGTGGGTGGACAAGTGGACAACTTTCCTCATAATATTACTGGAAAGTTTATGTCCACCGATGCCCGCAGCTTTTGAAGGATCTTCATTTCTTTTAACATACCCTCAATCTGACTTTTCTCTTTCAGATTTTCAAACACATTTACAATCTCTTCCTGATTATAAATACTCCCTTATTTCTTCTGAAAAACATGCCGACGACTCCCTGCATCGACACGCAGTCATCTATTTCTCCAAGAGACAACGACTATCAAGCTCCTTCTTCGATTACCTTGACCGACACCCCAACGTTAAACCTGTCGGTAAGAAGGTCACCGATTGGACCAATTGTACAACGTACGTTAGGAAGGACGGAGACTTCCTCGAAGACGGAGTTCCCCGCCACGAGAGATCTGTTTGGTCTCAGGTTGCAAACGCCAAATCAAGAAACGAAGCCTTGCAACTCATTCGCGAAGAAAAACCGAGA